TATTTTTGGATTATCTTGTGCCAGTTTCCATACTTGTTTTACTTTTTCCATATTTTTCTCCTAATCATAAATGTTACCCCAAGTTTCACCTGACTCATAGTCAACTTTATTTGGGACCTTTAACTTAACAGCATTTCTCATAATCTCAATAATTTTCTCAGCTTTTTCATCTGATTCTACAGAAATATCTAGTTCATCATGGATCTGTATATGTGCGACAATTCCTTTCTTATATAGGTCTAGCATAGCTTTTTTTGTCATATCTGCTGCTGAACCCTGTATTAATTTGTTTAATGCTTTGTAAGTAAAAGCTCTTTTTACAAGTTTCTGATCATCTTTTTTCAGTTCTTTTTTAATAAGGTCTATCTTTTCTTCTGTGGCTTCTGGAAATTTTTCCTTGTATCGTTTGAGATATAGTTCTTCCATTTCTATTCTTGTTCCAGTAGTAGATAATTTTCCTCTTCGAAATTCATTTATTTCCCACTTAGGAAAATTGCATTGTCTTTCACCTAAGGTTCTAATATATCCGTTTTTCGCTGCATCACTTGTGGTAGACTCCATTAAAGCTTTAACGAAAGGGACATTTTCATGGTATGTATCAAATAATTTTTCTGCTTCTTTTTGTGTTTCTAGTTCAAGTTCTGCTTGTAGTTTAGCTTTACCCATTCCATAGAATAAACCAAGATTAATAGTCTTAGCTTGCTCTCTATCTATTTTAGCCATATCTGCAACAAGTTGGTGAAAATCAACGGAGCCTTCTTTGAATTTTTCTACAATTTCAATTACTGATTCTTCTTTAGAAATAAATTGACTTTCCGCTGCAAAGTGAACTACGAGCCTTGGTTCTTGTTGAGAGTAATCGAAACATCCCCATTTACATCCTTCTTCAGGAAGAAATAAACTTCGGATCTTAGGTCCTAGCTGCTTGTTTCTAGCTGGGATCTGCTGTAAATTTGGGTTCGCGTATGAAAATCTCCCTGTTACAGTTCCTCCACCTGCCCCTCTGATTGGATTAATATCCGCATGGATTCTACCTTTATGCTCATATTTAACAATAGTATCAATAAAAGTAGTATGTGCCTTGTTTAATTCCCGTGCTTTTGCTATCTTTTGAACTAAGGGATTTTTATGTTCCGAAAGAAAATTTTTTGTAAAGGAGGGTGCTTCTGTTTTTTCAGTTCTTCTGTAAGATAATTTCAGTTTTTCAAAAACTTTGGCAATGGATCGTGCTGCCCATATTTGGGTATCTATGCCTGTTTCTTTTTTTATTTCTAGCAGGAGCTGCTTTTCTTCTGATGCTAATTGTTGCTTCAGTGTGTGAGCTTTTTGAGCGTCCACGCGAACACCTTTAACTTTCATATCAATTAGACAAGGAAATAATTCAGCTTCTAATTTAAAGATTTTTGAAAGATTTTTATTTCTTATTTCAAGATCTAATTGGGTGAACAGATTTAAAGTTAACTCAGCATCTCTTTCCGCATAAGCTCCAACGTACATAGCCGGAAGTTTATACAGCTCAGATTTTGCATTAAGCCCTCGATCTCCTGCTTCGGCTTTTAATACGGATTCATCTTTAATTTCCTGTAAATAATCATGTGCTACACTGTTTAATGCGTAAGAAAATCTATTCTCATCTATTAAGGACGCCATAACCATAGTATCAGCGATACGTCCCTTAACTTGAATACCATATGCTCTTAGCCAACATACATCATACATTGCATTATGAAATATTTTTGTAGCAGGTAGAGCACAAATTTCTTTTACCCAGCCCATGACTGTATGCTCATCAAAGAAGTTGTCCTGATCATGACCAAAGGCATAATATCCTTTCCAACCAGGGACAGCTACGGCAACACCAACAATTTTTCCATTACCAACTAAAGCACCAGAGCCTCGAGTAGTTAATTCTGGGTCTTTTGTTTCTAAGTCTATTGAAATATATTTATGTTGCTTAAGGTCTGGAAAAGATTGCGGACTATCCCATTCTACAGGAGGTTTAAATATCATTTATAATCTCTTTCAATTATCATATCAATCATGTGTTTAGCTTTTTCCAAGTCTTCCTTTCCGCCTTTATCTTGGTGTCGTACTACATATTTAATAACACTTCCTTCAGGATAAAGCAACTTGTTCTCAGTTACAAATTGGCTAGGTTGAAGTTTATATTTTATATAATGTTTTCCACCTACCTGTTTTTTCCATACACTCATAAAATTTCCAATAAAGTTAAACAGAATATAAAAGTAAAAATGCATATAACAGTAATGGTAGTTATGTTTCTCATGTTACTGGATGCCCTACTGTATAGTATTGGTTGTACAAAGGAGGCATAATATATAATCGTTGTTTTGCTCGGGTTATACCTACAAAAATTAGCCTATGTTGTGAATCGGGATCTCTACAAGCTTCTAAGTATGGTTTAATTTGAGTTTCAGTCCCATAATCAAGAAATAAAACAACATTATCACATTCTTTTCCTTTGGAACCATGCAGTGTTAATAACTTTATTCTGGAATCTTTTAGCAAGGTGTCTCCTTTATTTAATAAAAGCTTGATGTAGTCTTTAGTTTCGTCAGCAATGTGTAATTGTTCCCAGCTACCTGTCACTAGCAGCCCGTGATTTTTTTGTAAATCTTTCAAGTCCACTGTCTCAACCTTATCTAGAGAATTGCCGCTAGAATATCCCCATGAAACATGTCCAGCATGATAATTAAGAAATTCTTCATAAATAATTTTTGCGTCTTTACTGGGAACTGTTCCGCCACTATTTAAGTTTGTCCAAACTCGATATCCCTCTAAAACTTTATTAGGCAATTTTTTATTCACTTTACCTGAGAATCTTAATCCTAGATCATAGAAATGTTTACCAATGTCGGACAATAAATCGTTGGTTTGAGCTAATAGCATCCAGTTGCCTTCAGTAAAATCAATATCTTCTAAATAATAATTCTCAATAACTTCACCTTCAGCGTCTCTTGGTTCCCAATTTTTAGGAAGTCGTTCAGATATTTGTGATAAAACTTCCAAGGCTTTTGCGTATATTTTTCTCGGTACTCTATGAGATTTAATCTGTTCATCTTTTACTACTTTCCATCCTTCAGGCAAATTCTTTGTCTCTAATTCCATAAAAATCTTAGGATCTGCTCCTTGAAAAGGATAAATAGTCTGATCATCATCCCCTGCAATGTAAGATCTCTTGCAATGTTTCTCTATGTAAAAAAGCATATCCCATTGCGCAGGACTTAAATCTTGAGCTTCATCAAGAAAAACAGCTTCAATGTCACTGATCTGACTAGAGGGATCCTTCATTTTATCTTGACCAATAAATAAGCTAATCATATCAGAAAATTCTACCATCTTTGTTTCCTTCTTAAATGTTTTTAAATCTTGTGCCAATTGCTCTGTAAGAAGGAGATCGGTTGTTGCATACTTATCTAGTTGTATAGCAGCTTCCTGTATGCTGATTTTTTTGGCTTTGGCATACGTTATTATTCTCATGTGGACGTCTTCATACATAGGGGCCCCTGTAAAATCTACTTTAGTTTCAAAAGACATATTTTGCCATTGTTCATGGTTAGGGTAATTTTTAAATTTTCTCCAGTTTTTACCAGTTAATAATTGTTTACTTGTAATAATTTTACATTCTCGAGTGCCTAAACGGTGCATAGTAGAGACATATAAAAGAGAATGTTTTATTCTTTTGTCAGCTTCATCGACTCCAGCGTTTCCAAACGCAATATAAATTATTTTTTCAGGATCTGTCTTAAACTCATTAATTTCCTTCTCTAAATAATGATTGACTAAGCGGTGAGTTTTCCCAGTCCCTGGGGGACCTGGAATAATTGTTCTTATTCCCATGGTTCTTTACCTATTTTGTTAATCCTTAAATTTGGTTTTTCTAATTTAATAGTTTTCATTGATATTAATCTGACTGACTTTTTATTTTTCCCGATTTTTGGAAAAACTTCTATGCAATCGAATAATGCCTCCATCAGTCTTATTGTTTTCTGCTTGGGATAAGTTTTTTCTGCCCAGGACTTTGTTCTGAGTAAGTATCTCCAAAAGCTTGGGAATTTAAAAAATGTACTTCCTTCATTATCTGTAAAAGCTATTCCTCTCAAAACATCCTGCATATCTTTTCCAGGGGTCTTGTTAATATATTCTGCTAATATTTCTTTTAATTGGACATCTATTTTAGAGGAAGAAGGAGCAGGAATAGTCTCTAAATTACTAAAAAGTTTTATTAATATTTTTCTCCATGCATGTTTTGGAACAGGCATCATTGGTTTACCTATTTGATTCATACATGCTAGTGAGAATTTTTCTGGATCATGTAAAGTTATATCATCTACTTCCACACTGTCTCCTCCGATAGACACAAAGTAAATAGGAGGATCAGAATCATATTTTCTTAAGTCTGCCATTTCAGGTATAGGTGCGTCATCCCCTACACCAAACTCCATTGTCATGCATTTTTTAGCGTTACAAAAACTTGCGATAGGCTCATCATTACATTTGTATCTATATTCTTTTTTAGCAACTGACTCTTTAATGTTAACTAATTCATTACTACCTATTTGTGGCTTCATATATTTTTCGTTATATTTATCCATTTTATCTTTCCAGATTACTTCTTCTGAAA